AAGCGCGTCCAAGTCGATCTTAATTCCGTTCTTTTCAATCTCGACCAAGAACAGAAGCATCTCATTCATCAACTTGAACGTTTCTGTCAGGCCTATGTTTTGAGGCTCGGACAGTTCCGCTAATTGCTGAACAAGTATCTCTGCGCAGGACTGCACGTCGGCCTCGGCGTACTCGACCACCTTAGATAGTTCTATCTCAGAGAATTCCTTACCGGCTTTAAACTCTGCATCGATAAGGTCCGACTTCTTTCTGGTAACGTCCCGACGCTCGGCGGTGGCCTTTAGTGATTTGTCGATCTGATTTCCACGGGCAAATATATATTCACCTATCATGGTACAATAACACAGGTCCGGTATTTCCAGACCCATTTCCACAAGCCAGCCTGTGTCAAACTTGTTGTTGTGTGCAGCCGTGCAATCCACCGACTTCAGGGCGTCAATAAACGGGCTTGGGTCGTCTGGCGTTGCCTTGTCGTTGTGGTTCACGATGTGCGTATTGATAGGGGCTTCGAGATCAATCTTTGTGAGGATCGGGTCCGTGATATCCCTAAGAACCTTCCAGTGAATGCCCACTACAAAGTTTTCAGGGTTCCGCGGGCTGTTGTCCCGTATGCTTTTATCTTCACCAATCCATGAGGTCTTCGTTTCTAGGTCGTACACCATCACAGATTTAAACCACATAGCGAGACACCTTTGCGTCGAGCATACAGGTCACAGTGCCGTGCCAGCCGTTCAGTTTGTTCTTTCCGACGGTCAGGTAGCGGGTCATGTCTGGCTCGGTATCCACAACGTCGCCTTGGTCCAGCGCACCAATACCAATCGCAAGGTCTAGTTCAGCGGCCTTACCAATCTTCGAGCCTTCCATTTCAAACGGAGTAACGCGGGTCTTACCACGGGCATCATTAGAGGCTTGGGACATACCAATGACCGCACAGTCATGTCGCTTTGCAAACTCACGCGCCTGACGATATATCTCGCGCAGTTTTTCATGCGTGGCCCCGAAGTTTCCACCAATGCTGATTTTGTCCAGTTGGTCGATAACGACGATGTCGAATTTGTACTTGGCTTGGATCGCATCAAGGCGAGAGATATCGTGGTCTACGAAGTTCAAAAACTTTAGGTGTTCATTGATGGACTGATATCGCGTGACAGCAGCGTGGGGGTCAATTTCAATATCTGCCGAATTCATCCCCGTGTAAGCCATGATTGCCCGTAGTTTAGAGCGGGCCACATCTTCTTCGTTACCGACGTAAAGGATTCGGTGACCTTGATCCGCCCAGCCGTCGGGTCCGGCACAAAGCGTAAGCATGAACGCCGTTTTACCTACATTCGGGGTGGCATATACTGCCATGAATTCGCGCCGGCCAATGCCGTATACTTTGTCATGCAAAGATTTCAGGTTGAATGGGAAGCGCCCTGCGTCGGTTGCGGTCGCAAGAAGTTCATAAATATCGTCGGGCGCAAACTCTATTTCATCTTCAGGCAGGAATGACTCGCGGTGTTTATCGACGAGAGAAATAATAGTATTCCACACGTCGTCCCGACCTTCTGACGCCTCAAGGGCGAGATTTGCGAGTTTGGTGCATTCCGCGCGCTTCCACAGCCCTGCTATCAGGTCCTTAGAGATTTCGGGGTTGATCGCCTCTGTGCTGTCGATTGCAGACATTACGTCGTAGACGTTTGCCTTATACGCGCCGGTTGCGATGGGATTTTCATTGTCGAAAAGGTTACGCAACTCAGGAATACTTATGTCTGTGTCGTAACGCTCATGCGCGGTCTTAATGGTTTTGTATATGTCTTTCATCTCTGCTTCGAACAATCCGGAATGCAGCCGGCTCTTATTTTGCTCAAAGAAATCGTGTGAAAGTAATGCTCGAAGGATGGTGGTATCCATCTTAGTCCCCTTTTTGGTTGTGTAGTGGGACTAACGATATCACTCAGTTAATGTACAAGTCAATTGGGCGTATTTAGTGGTTATAGTTAGGGTACATACAGGATGTAAAAAAACCCGCTACAAATTGTGCGGGTTATCTTTTTGTTGGGGGGGCGATTGACATCCAGCCCCATGTGCATACCGGCCACCACGCGACCTCTTCTATTTGGCTTAACAATTTAGGCACCCCGCAACTTCATGGTTCGCAAGTCTGGCATAGTATTTCCCCGCCGCTCCTTAACATCGATGGCGATATCGACGATGGCTGAATCCTCTGACTTCATCTTGTTCAGCATCTCCGTAAATTCTAGTTGCTTTTCCGCTACCTTCAAAAAGTCAGGTAGTTCTAAGTCAACTAACATTATTGCTCTAAACTTCATGTTAACACTCTCCTTATATCGTTACAGTTGTACTGCTTTAGATCGACCTCTAGTAATTTAACTGAGGCTTTTATTAGGCCCCTTAACTCCTGCAAAATTATAATTGATTTCCTGGACGCATCTTTGTCAAGTGATATTATAATATTTTCATACTGTTCTACTATTGTTCGCTTTTGTTCACGGTTTAAATGTGTACCAAGCAGGCATACACCTGAATACTCACCTGTAGCCGCTACAGCGCAGGCACTTGCTGCGTCTTCTACTATCACACCTTTTTTCGATACACCTACGGTAAAAAGTTCTGAAGTATCTCCATATGCTTTCCACTTCGGTTTAGTTCCTCTCACTAAAGACCGGCCTACGCAACCCTTTTCTGAGGGGTTGTATAGTAGCACCCTTTTTTCGGCGGGTGCGTATTCAATCCGGATTAACTTTTGGTCGAACGCAATCCTACAGTTGTTATCTTCTAGGTATTTCTCGACTTCGGGGTGACCTATCGGGTTGCCTGTAATTCGGGGTATCTCTGGGGCCTTTCTTTGGAAGGTATTAGACCCACCACCTAGAGCATTCTTTAGTTCCGCATTGTTGCGTCCAACGAAGTCTTTACCGCCTACCTCGCAGGATGCTTTAAAGCAATTCCATACTAATCGACCATCAAACTTGCTTACGGATAAAGTCTTCTTACCACCACATGCTGGGCAGTTAACTCGAACGTTTTGTCCGCTCAGAACATTGTATCTTTCTACAAGTTCTTTTTGTTCGCTGTATTTCATTCCCCTAAACACCCCTGTTTATATATGCAGCCCGTCAAAGGACGGTCTGAGGGTACTAGTGAATGGACATCTTGTCTACCCTAAAAATGTACACTAACAAAATGATTTAGTTATGGGAATAGCAGTGAAGTATTCTGTAAGTATCTCAATTAGTTAAATAGACCCATAACCTGAAGGTCGTAGGTTCAAATCCTACTCCCGCAACCAAAGTACTTGTTTTTAAACAATAAAAAAACGGCCACATCATCGACACGGCCGTTCACGGGCACTTTTACCAAGAATCGGGGTGGTGTCCTAGTTTATTTAGTACCGAAACCCAGCCGGCGTCCATCTGACCCTCTTCCCAGACCTTCCTGACGTACAAACCTTCAGGGATGTGCTTGAGGGCCTCTACTGTGGCATTAGCGTGACTTGTAGCCTGCACAAGAAACACATTCTGGGGCCAGCCATCGCCGTTGACTAGTAATACCTCATAGAAGCGGTATTCAGCCCCCATCAGGCTCTCCTGTTGGCGGGAGTATCCAATCAAACACGTCCTGTATATCGGTGCCTGTCGCACCGCAGTAAAGTATAATCTTCAAACCTATTTCTTGGATGTTGTTAGCCACGTCATCATTCATATGAAAAGTGTAGGTTGCTCCACCGTCTTCGTTCTCGGTGACTTTCTCTACGCCGATATGCATTGGGAATTTATCGTCATCAGTCATTGTCATTACAGCATCCCCATGATCGACGGAAACTCTGGCAAAAGAACTTTTTTAATCTCACGGGCTAGTAGAACATGTTCCCACTGCGTCACGCCTTCATCGTCTCTCACATCTAAGTAATGGAGCCATGAGCGCAGAGTGCCGTTAACGTACAGGGTAGACATTGTGAGGCCTTCCGGAAGCAGTGCACGGCTACACTCCTTTGCTACATCCATTTTTCTCAACTCTCTGTATGCTTCTTCCGCTGCAACTTTTACATCCTTAGCCAAGAAAGATGCGGCTGCCATCTCGTCTTCACTCAAGTTATCGATGCTGTTCTGGCGGTTCTTATCATCCTGACGGCGGAACTCACGGTCCGTGAACTCAATTTCGTCTGAGTATCTTTGGCTGAATTCCTGGAATGAAAAAGACCGGTGGCGTAGCAACTGTCGAGTGATGTCTCTGGGCGCTTTGACTTCAACTACTGCGTTTACCATTTCAAATACGGACCAATGCTTATGCTTAACGCAGTAGCGCAAGAGTTTTTCCGCAGTGTTGTGATTAGATTGGTTTGACGGGTTCGAAACTCGCGCCGCGTATGCAACCAGTTCTTCGGGCATATTGGCGTCGATGTTGAATGGCATGGTTTTCCCAACCACTTTTGCTGAAACTTTCATTTGTACACCTGTATTAAAAAAAGGGGCCGAAGCCCCTTTGTTTTTATTGAAGGGCGAGGACTAATTGTTCTGGACTTGTGATCACCGTCTTGGCGGCTTTCTTAACGTCTCCCACCACCCACTTGATTGCTTCACGGCCAGAAGATGTAATGCCTCGGTCACCACTATCCTCAATTAACCCGTCCTTCTTCATTGCAGTCAGAACGGCAGATACAGATTGGTGAGACCGGTCTAGCAGGGTCTCAAGTTCGTCACAGGTACTTGGACCGTTTAATAGCAACTTCTTGGTAATCTGCGCTCGAAGGGATGGCATCTTAGGCTTGGCTGCTTCGAATGCTTCGCGTGATGTTTCTTGATAGCCCATATTTGAATCCTTTTTGGTTTGTGTAGGGGTAGGGTTAGAATGCTTTGCGCTGCCGCTTGGACATTGCAGTTCGGGCCATGTGTGCTGTTGGTACGATGTAGATAGACAGCACATCACGGGTCTGGTGGCCCGTTACAGCCCGCATTTCGTCGTCCGTACAGCCACTGTGCGCCATTTCTGTTGCACCTGTACGGCGTAGGTCACCAATCTTGAGGTGATCTGGTAAACCCGCTTCCTTGCGTATCTCTGCCGCGTATTTGCTGTATAGCCGGCGGTCAAAAGGACGCTGAGTTGCAGGGTTAATAACGATATTCTGGTGTTCGTTACTCTTCGGAAGAGATGCCAGACGTTTTTCTAGCACGTCAGTCATAGGTATCTGCACTTCCACACCAGTTTTCTGTTGTGTGAAGATAAAGTCACCCTGTTTGATGTTGCCCCATGTGATTTTACGCACATCTACAGGGCGCTGGCACAGTTCGTAGCACATCAGCACCATTGTACCGACCGCGCTATACTTAGGACCCATGTTGTCTGCGGTATCCACAAACGTATCTATCTGTTCAGGGGTCCAGCGCACCTTCCGAGAGGGCAGGGCGGCTATAGACATCTTTTTAAACGGGTTGTTGTCGAACGATGTACGCCCATGGCGCGCACAAACATACCACACACGTCTCAGCGCCTTCATACACATAGCCGCGCGATGGTCCGAGTGCTGTTCTTTGATGCGCGCGTATAGTTTATCGGCCGTTTTGGCGTCGATCCGGTGAAAAAAGTAGGAACCGAATGGTTTGGTGGCACCTTCTAGGATGCACTCTGCGGCTGTCTTGAGCGACAACCTGTAGTGCAACTTACTGTGCTTCCGCAGCCGGTCCTGAAACTCGTTTGTGGTGTAGTAATAGTGTATAAGGCTGTCCACGGTACGGCTGGGGATGTGTATACTGTCCCGCTGCGCATCTTTGTGGTCCCGCCACGCACTCTGTATTTCTCTAGAGTATCGGTTGGCGTCATCTTCGTAATCAAAACGCTTCCCTGAGTAGCCTGTAGCGGCACGAACCTCTTTCTTGGGATAAACGCCCCACCTAGTACCGGACTTGGTACTAATTCTTTCAACGTATTTCTCTGTCATGTTCACACATCCTGCTAAGTTATGTGAACACTACACTACTAAAGTACACTAATTAATGTCAAACACTAATTGTGTTGTTGACACATATGCTGAGTACACTTATACTACCACTTAGCACTTAACGTTAAGACCCCTCCCGTTATGTGCTTGCCTCAAGTAACAGGAAACCTCCCTTGCCTGTTCACACCTGCGACCCCCCTTGGCTAACCCCTTGGGGGGTTTTTTTTGATCCTTGCGCGTCAAAAGATAAATTTCGCATAAAAAAAACGCCCACAAAGGACGCTTTTGTACTCCTATTTATTAACCTAGGCTGAAAACAGCACCACATTTTCGGCATCTGACAGTGGCTCCTGTGCTCCGTCTACCGTCGGGTCATGCTCCACAACCACACCGTCGAAGCCGAAGGTCTCGCCGTTCAGTGCTGGGGCAGCAATTACAGCGCGACCAAGGAACACAACCTGCATGGTATCTTGGCCGGCCGATGCGTCGATCAGGGCTTGTCCAAATTCGTATGCTTCTGTCTTAGTCATTTTCATTGTAAGTCCCTTCTCGGTTAATTTTCAGACAATAAAAACAACAACCATTTTTTCTCCTTGCGCGTCAAATATAAATTTTGATCATAGGGTCAAAACTACTACCGGACATCTAAACTTCCCTTATTTGTATACCCAATACAGGCAGGAAAAATTGTCGCAGATGATCGTATGCTAAAAAAAACCCATGAAAAAAAGAGTTTGACGCCCCCAAACTAATCCGGCAATCTATAGCGGCGGACCTAAACCATCCGCGCAAACTACACAAACCAAACCACGCCTACAAACCATAGGCATTTATAAGGAACCACAACAATGACCATTCAAACACGCATTCGGCTTGCCCAATCTAAAAACCGCCCGCTTGCACAAATCCGCCGCGAAACTAAAGAGCGGTTCGGGGTTTTATCTTTGTTAGGTGATCCGGAGGGTAACCCAAAGGTGGCCAAAAACAAAAAAGAAAACGTTATAACGTTCCCGCTAAACCTAGCGCCGGCAAATGAAAGCGGCTTCGAAGTATGCCCAAAGCGGACGGCCGGTTGTACCATGGCTTGCCTAAATACCGCGGGCAATCCGTTATATTTGCCGGCCAAATTACAAGCGCGGATCAATCGAACCCGCCTATTCTTTCAAGCGCGCGAATTGTTTTTTGAATTGTTACGCGCAGAAATTGACGCCGCGTTTCGGAAAATTGACCGTTACAACCTAGCGGACCGGTTAACATTCGCCGCGGGTTTTCGTTTGAATTGCACAAGCGATTTAAATTTTGAACGTTTGGGCCGCGGGTCCGCCGCCTTTGGTGACCAATCCGTTATCGATTATATTTTGGACCGCGGCGGGCGGGCTTACGACTACACAAAGGTTCCCACGCGCAAACCGCCGGCGGGATATCATTTGACCTTTAGCCTTGCCGAAAATAACGACGCGGACGCTTTAGAATTTATGGATGGGGCCGGCGGTTCGGTTGCGATTGTTTTCGATATTAAGCGCGGCGGCAAATTACCTAAACGCTATCCCATCGCCGGCCGGTGGTTTGACGTGATCGACGGCGATTTGCACGATTTTCGGCCGAATGATCCGGCGCGGGTTATAGTTGGATTACGCGCAAAGGGCCGGGCAATTGGTGATCAATCCGGATTTGTCCGCGCCGCGGCCCTAGGGGTTTTCGA